GTCCGCTGCCGCTAAAAGGCGAAAATCATACTGCGCAAGAAGTGCAGGTCAAATGAAAAAATTTCCTAAAGCAGCAAGAGATCCTAATTCTAGACTACGTCAGGCTAGAAAAAGGTGGAAGTGCTAGATCGATTTATTTATAACTGTTTTGCTAAACTTGATGATGCGGTTTCTTTTGTAGAAACTGGTGTTATTAAAATGACAGAGTGGTGCTGGCATACAAGAGTTAAACTTTTAAAAAAGAAAAGGAAAAAGAGATGAGACAAATAATACTTGAAGCATTAGAAGATAGATATAATGCACAAATTTCTGAAGCAGATGCAACTCTTAAAATTTATCTAGAACACAGTGTGGGTATTGGAGAACATCCACAACATATTGATGAAGTGGATAAGTTAATTGAAAAGATTGCTAGTGCTGAAGAAAAATTAAAAACATTACAGGAGTTTAAATTATAATGGACGATTTAATACTAATAGATAAACTTAAGAAAACACTTAATGCAACTCTACAACAAATTGGAGACAGTATGATTACTGGTGGGGTTGACAGTATGGAAAAATATAAGTATATGCTAGGACAAGCACACGCTTACCAATTAACATTACAGGAAATCTCTAACCTGCTAGAACCAAAGGAGCAAAAAAATGAGCAAGGAAACGT